CTACGAAGATAAGTCCAGCGAAGGCGAAGCAGAGTTGCGAGATGAATCGCATCAACTCCACGCGCCTCTTCTGCTCGTCCAGGATCTCGGTGCGGATTGCCACTCGCGTGTAGACCAGTGGCTGCGTCTTTCGGTTGAGTCTCATCGCATTGACCCCAGCGCCAAGAGCAGCACCATTGCTGCGATGAACGATACGACTGCGAGAGAGTCCAAGATGAGTGTCTTCACTTTTTCACCTCGTCGCTGACTTCAACGACGACGCTTGACGTGATCTCATACTCGCTGTCGGCGTCGGCGCCGAGACCGCTGAGTGATTCGCCTTCGCCGGTTGATGCAAGAGCCTCCTGAATAGCCTCGGCGATTTCATCGCGGCTGGCAAACTTGCCCTCCACTCGCTCCACCTCGACCTCCAAGATCACCGTGAACCTGTGTGCCATTTCTTTCTCCTCAGCAGCCCCGCCAACTTGGTCGGGTTCCTCGCTGCTGTCACAATCCTAGAACGTGACATCACGGCTTGTCAAGGGGGTAGCCTCCCAGACTGGAGGAGGTCAGTCTGGGAGGTCGCTGGCTGGGCCAGCGTAGTCATCGTCCTCATCGAGCAGTTCTAGAACCACCTCTAGGCAGGCTCGGCAGATAGCGTAGGACAGGACCGCAGAATAGCCGACCGTGAGGCTGACCTCTTGTTCGGCAAACTTCCACACTCTGCGAGTCTCGCCGCACGGCGAGCAGGTCCCGATGTCCTCTGGCTTGGGAGCCGGAGGACCGCTCAGGAACGGCACTAGCGCAGGCGAATCAGGTACTCGGCTGAGACCTCTCCATCACCGTCAAAGAACATCAACCACTGCCCCGGCTCACCAGACGCGCCAACGACCTCCTGCGCGAAGCGGTTGCTGGACTCCAGAGACGGACTGCACCACGTCGTGATCTTGCCGTCGGCAAGGACGAGTCGCGCAGGCTGGTGCCAGTGTCCGAACCAGAGATAGTCAAAGGGCGCGACGCTGAGACGCCAACCGCTCGCCTTCTTTGCGACGCCGTACCACGGCATCCCAAGCCCACCTCTGAACTGGTCGCCGTGGACGATCATTCCGATCTTGCCGCCTGGCAACTCGAGCGTGTCGTACCAGTGCCGACCACCAACGGTGAGGCTCTCCTTCCAACTCACGCGCTTCTCGCTCTGCACGAGTGACCGCGCGATGTTGTAGAGAATCGCATCGCTGTTGGATTCTGGCGAGTGATCCGAGTAGCGTCCGAGCCGTCCGTGATTGCCGATTGCGCCGTAGACCTCCACCTGCGGGAAGAGTGCGGCCATCGCCCTGACGAACTGCGCCAGCATCTCCGCGCCTCGGAAGATTTGGACGTACAGACCGCCAGCCTCAACCTCGTAGGCTTGTCCTGGGAAGATGTTGCCGTCTGACTCCACGAGGTCGCCAGTGAGCAGGATCTTCACCGTGTCCACAGGGTGATCCTTGCGCTGAATCTCCACCACCCGCTGCACCTTCTCTGCGAGCAGTTGCAGTCGCTTTGCCGCAGTGTCAATGTCGTAGTCGACGCTCTTCTTGCCGAGTTGCCAGTCGCTCAGTTGAACGACCGCCACCTCGCGCTTTCCCTTGCGCTTGTCCGGCTTAGGTGCTGGCACGGCTGGAATCTTCATCCCGACCGCTGCATCCTTCGCCGCGCGGTAGACCGCCTCCACGAGTTCTTCGGTCTGCTGATCCTTCTTAGCGAGTGCGCGCAGCGCACGCCTGTGCGCCGACTTCAGTTCGTTGAGTTCGTCCTCCCGCTGGAACTCGATCAGGTCTTCTGGCACTTGCAGTCTCCTCTCCTGTGTCGCTGGATGTTCTGCTGACCCCAGTTCTGGTTGCGAACCTCGCACCACTTCTGGATTGCCTTTGCCGTGATCTTCGCGGCTGCGAGCGCCTTGTCCAGCGATTGCCGGTCAGCGTCGCTCACCTCGAGCAACTGGTAGCCGCAGAGTGGGCCTTTGTAGCCACCCTGCAACGTCAGGAACTCGTCTAGGTCCTCCATTTCAACCTCCTACTTTCGGCGCGACTACACGCCGATCTACCGAGAGTGAGTGTTGCTCAGGCTCTTGTCAAGCCTCTAGTTTGGCGCGGTAGACGGCGGCTTCAACGGCGTTGCCGATTGCCACTTCGTCCAACTTGATCCCACGCTTGGCGCACTCCGAGCGCACGAGCGCGAGGGCCGCTTCGCGCTTCTCTGCCCCAGCCTTGCTGCTCAGGGTCTGGTTGATGCTCGCCACGGTCGCAGCTGCGATCTTCTCTAGCATCGCGTACTGCTCGCGGCTCACGTTCGCTTGGATCAGGTTGATGACCTGCTTGGCGAGGTAGCCAAGTGCGCCGATGGCGACTGGCACGAGTCCCACGATGAGTGCGTTCAAGAGGTCGTTCACGATTGGGTCCATCTGTCTCCTACTTTCTGTGAATCAGAATCATTGCAGGCGGGGTCGGGAACCCAGCCTCGCCCTTCGAGTCTCGGAGGGTCTTGACCTCGGCAGGCGTGGCTGACCGTCCTGGCTTGCCTTCCTGCATCGTCGGACAAGCATAGACCCAGCCGTTGTTCTCCCAGACCAGCACGACGTAGTGGCCGTAGGTTGCGAGCGGCTGCTTCTTCCAGTAGTCGCGCTGCCACTTGGAGCGCAGTCCCTCTGGCACGCTCTTCTGGCTCGCCTGAATGTTCAGGATGAGTGCAGCGCCGTTCTTGACTTGGTTGCTGACCTCGCTCCAGTCGTACGCCACGCGCGCGTGCAGTCCGAGAATCTTCCCCGCCTTCGCCAGTTCCTTCGCGCTCGTGCCTTCTGCGCCGGTAGGCGTGTCCACGCGCCCAGCCTCAGCGCACGCCTTGTGCGCTTGCTTCGTGGTCGTTGGCAGTCCGAGGAATGTCGCGCAGGTGGCGAGGCTTGCAGGGCCGCAGTCATCCATCGCCTTGACGCCGAGGCGCTCAGCGAGTCCGAGCTGCGAGCGGACGATGAGGCTCACTTCTGCCCTTGCATCCAGGCGAGGACGCCGCCCAAGCCAGAGACGCCGAGCAGCGCGATGACGAACTTGGCGAGCCGATAGGCGCCGCGAGTCTCAGCGAGTTCCATCTTGATGGTGCCGAGGTCCTTCTCGATGCGGTCAAGCCGCGCAAGGATCTCGCTGTTTTGGCTTCTCGCTGTCATTAGATTTCAGGCTCCAGTTGTGGCTCAGGCAGAGGCTCTGGCAGAGGCTCTGGTTCTGGTGGCGGCAGGAATCCTGCGTCCTCATCATAGCGTCCACCAGCCCAGACGGTCACGGTGTCATCTACTTGGATGCAGCGCACAGCGCCAAAGAGAACACCGTAGTCTCTCAGCATTAGGTCGTGCGCCTGCCCCTGAAGCGCGCCAACGATGACCTGAACGACGAGGCCATCAGCGTTGATGTATGCGTGTTTCATTATGCAATGTAGGCAACGACGATAAAGCCACTAGCGCCGTCACCACCCTTTCCTGTTGTTGCCGTGATTGTTGCAGAAACATAGTTGGCAGTGCCTGATGCAGCGATTCCAACATTGCCACCGCCACCCCCACCTGAGCCAGTGTTGGCGATTGCGTTTCCACCATTGCCTCCAGTTGCAACAATGGTCTGGCTTGCACCGTTGATGTATCGCATTGACGAACCGCCAGCCCCACCGCCGCCACCGCCGCCTCCTGCTCCGCCTGTGCTGACAGAAGAACTTGATGATGCCGTGCCTCTGAATGAGTACCCGCCGATGCCCGCAATGCCAAGAGCGGTGCCGCCCGCACCACCCGCAGATGCTGTTCCAGCGCCACCAGAGCCTGTGCCAGCAGTTCCTGCATTTGCTGTTCCTGAAACGAATGTCGTGAACGGCGCGCCACTATAGAGTTTTGCCACTGGGTGCGTGATTGGAGTGCCGCCTACTTGCGCTCCTGAGCCTGCAACACTGTCAAGCCCATACCAACCGGTCGGCGCATCGCCTGGAGATGCACCATTTGCGCCAGGGATGGTTAGATACGTTCCAAAGGTTGTCGCCCCAGCAGAACCGCCGTTGCTCGCGTTGACGGTTGAGGTGGTTGTTGCGGCAGCGGCCTTTGAGAATGTGCGCGCCGTCCCGCCCGTTCCACCAGCGCCGATTCCAACGCTGACACTTGCAACATTGCCAACATAGATTTCTCTGCGCAGCGCCCAGTATGCCTGCGCGCCTCCCTCAGCAGTCACGGCTGGAGTGACCGTACTTGTCGCAGAACCAACGCCAGTTGCGCCGCCCATCCCACCGCCGCCTGCGCCAATGCCAACGACATCCACATAGTCCACGCCTGTTGGCACGGTGAATGTTCCACTGGTTGTGAAGGTTTCGGTGATGAGGAATGACTGCGAAGCGCCGCCGCCAGTTGAGGTCTGAAGCAGCACGCTGTTGAGGTCAACCTTCGCCGTCCCAGTCACTGCGGTGGTCGTGGTCAGCGTCAAGTCCAAGTCCAGATACTGAGCCGCTGCGTCAATGATTGCCGTGCCACTCGTGGTGAATCCGTTGATGCTTGTCCAAGTGGTTCCGCTGTTCGCCGTGCCGATGGCGTAGGTCGAGAGCGCAGAGCCTGCGCTGTTGTAGTACGTCGCGTTCATCACGAGGTTCCACTGGCTCGTCGCCATCGTTCCAACCTTCGTGATGGAGGCGAAGGCCTTCTGGCGCAGGCTGAGGTTGGAGTCGTTGAGCAGGTAGGAGCGCGTGGTCAGCGAGAGGCTGTCGCCAGATCCTGCGGAACTCGGGTCAATGAGAACGCCCCACGCCTGCGCCGTCTCGTCAAAGGTCATCGTGGCGGTGATGGCACCGAGGTTGACGATCTCCCAGTACGGAAGTTCGTTGCCAGTTGCAATCTGTGCCGTGCTGTCTTCCGGCAACAGGTTGAAGTTGGCGTTCGGGATGCCGTAGAGCGCCTGCGTTCTGGCTGCGATGCCGAGTGGCGATGCGCCGAACGAGTTATCTGGCGAGACAATCAGGTTGCCCTGCGGGTCCTGCACCGCGCTGAGGTTCTGGGAAACGCTGTTGGTGCGTGAGCCGAACTGCGCCACGGTTCCTCCTACGCTTTGTTGTTGGCGATGAGGCTCGCCAAGTCAGATGGATTCTTACGGTTGAAGTATACGGTGACCGTCTGGAGGTACGAGGCTGGCTCCAGGCTCCACTCGACTTGCTCCACTCGATACAGGCCGCTCAAGCCGAGGCTGGCTGAGTTGACCTCAACCCACTGCCCAGGTTCCCAGCGGCTCACGAGCGAGTAGGACGCAGTGCCGGTCTGCGCGTATCCAGAGGTGAATCCGTACTGGTTGAAACTCGCGGTGCCTGCACCACGAAGCGTGAACTGACCAGAGAGGAGCGGCTTGTGGCGCTCCAAGAACCACGCAGCTGCGGCCGTAGAGATACGCGAAGCCGCATCCTTGACCACGGTCGGGTAGTCCACGATGGCACTCAAGCGTGGACCGCTTCGTGCGCTGAATGCCGCAGTGCCGCCCATCTTGAGCACCTGATCAAAGTCAACGATTGCGCTGACGGCCGTGCCAGTTGATGACGGAATCGTGAACATCGCGCGCTTGGTGATCTCGTGGTCGTAGTTGACGGTCAGGTCATACGGCGCGACGGATGCCTTGCCTGTCGTCGTGTTCGGCGTTCCAGCCACGGCGTCGGTTGTGATGACATACGGAGCGGTGGCATAGGTCGGCTTTGATGCTGGGTCCACGAGTTCGTAGACGAGTTGCCCAGCCAGGTTGACGTAGTAGCGTCTGTCCTTTGCGTCGTTGCCGCTATACGTCTCAACGACTGTTTCAATCGAGGAGCGCAGCGAGTCCGCAGTGAACTGGATGGCGTCGGAGTTGATGAACTCAGTCCCTCCGACAATCTTCGTCGTGTCTGATGTGCTGATAAACCGCTGGAGCGGATAATCTTCTGAGGAGTATGCGTTCGTCACCGTGAGCAGGCGCGACATCGCAGCGTCCTCGGTGAGTCCTCCTGGGATTGTCACCACAAGTTGACCGTTGAATCCTTCTGCTGAAACTGTCGGCCTTCCGACGTAGACCCGACCAGTTGCGGTCAGCGTTGGAACATTTCCGCTATGCGCGGTCGGCGTTACGAGGATGACGCTGTTTGCGCCATTGTTGATGACGCGGCTGCCGTTGTAGCCAGTCCTGATAAGTCTCAAGAAGGCTGAGGTGTTAGTTCCTCCGGTTGCACCGAAGCCCGTGATGCCGAGTTGCGTTCCATTGTCAATGTTCAGGTCAACGAAGCGCCCACTGATTTGGATTCTGTCCTTCGCGCCGCCAACGACCGAGCCGTTGATCTCCGCCTCGCTAAGACTGACTGCCGTTGGTCCAGTGTTGTCATAGGTCAGCGTCCTATCGGTCGGAACTGCTTTGACCTTGAATACGCCGTTGAACCCCTGACCAGTTCCAGCACTTCCTCCCAGCGCGCCGCTGACCCGGATTGTCTGCCCGACGACGAATCCGTGAGCCGCTCCAAAGCTTACCGTTGAAACATTGCTGGAGCGCGAGATTCCTTGTGACTCAATGCTTCGCGCGCTGACCATTTGCCCGAATACGCCGATGCGCTCAAGCAGCCAGTTGGCGTCGCTGAGGTTGAGCGTGGTGGTCGTTCCCTGTCCTGAGCCGTTGAGGTCAACTGCAAGCGAGGTCAGCACGCCGACGAAGCGACGGTCGGCGACTACTGACGTCGAGCCGGTGTCCTTCTGCACGAGCCTGAAGCGCGTGTTGTCTGGCACCGTGCTGAACCACGGACCTGCGGCTGGCGTGATTTCTTGGTTGATGACGAGCGACATCGTTGAACTGGAGCCGTCGCCATTTGCCGAGAGCTGCAAGGAGGAGGGGTCTGCGATCATCGCGTTCTGACGCGCGGTTCCAGCGGCAAGGTTCTCGGCTGGGTTGAGAATGTCCACGGAGGCGAACGCAGAGCCAATCGTTGCCGTGCCTGCGGAGCCTGCGGCCGTGTAGGTGAAGGCAGTGCCAGAGGTCACGGTGATCTGATACACGCCGACCATTGAGGTTCCAGCGCCTCCAGTTGTGTTCCCGATCTCGACGTAGGCGCCCGTGGTCAGGTTGTGCGGCTGAGTGGTCGTGACCGTGACCGTTGACGACGCGCGGCTCGCCGAGCCAATCGGCGGCAAGTCCATAAGCAACTGGAATGGAGCGGTCGCCATTTATGGGCCTCGTCGTGCGGTGCGCTGTCCGTTCGTGTTGCTGGTATAGCCGCCGAGATAGTTGTTCGTGCTTTGCGCGACGACCTGTCCGTCCAGGTATAGGTTCGTGTTGGTGGTGAGGCTCGTTGGCGTGCCGCCACCACGGTTCATTGGGTTGATGAATGAGCCGCCAGCATAGCCAGCGGCTTCTGCCGCCGCATCAAGCTTCTGAGTCTTGAGTCCACCGCCGATTCCGATGATCTTCAGTCCAGCGACGATTGCGTCAATGACAAACTTGATTGCCTCCAGCGCCAACTTCAGCGGCGCGAGTGCGATTGTCAGGAGGTTGATTGAGCCTTCGCCAGTGTCAAAGATGGCGAAGAGTTCGCTGACCGAATCCACCAGTGGTCGCACGTAGTTGTCCACGAGGTCGGTGAAGATAGGTCCGAGATCCTCCATCAACGACTCGAACGCAGGAAGCGCAGTCTCAGTCAGGAACGTGAGTGCCTCATTGACGATTGGAAGCAACTTTGACCCGAACGTCTCAATCGCTTCGTTGAAGCGAATCTGCGCTGCGGCGAACTTGCCGCTCGTGCTGTTGGCGACTTCCTCAGCCACGCCGAGATACTTCTCGTCAGCGGCTCGCAGGATGTCCTTGAGCTTCGCGCCCTTCTCGACCTCGATGCCGAGCGTCATCAAGCCGCGCGTGCTGCCTGCTGCTCCTCGCCCGATGGCGAGCATCACGGTGCTGAGGTCCTTGCCGGTCGCGGCTGCAATGTTCGCGGCGACTGCGTTGGCTCTGAGTAGGTTCTCTTGATTCTTGAAGAATCGGCTCCCGATTTCTAGACCAGAGCGCACCTGATCGTCGGTGAATCCAAGACGCTGCATCGCCTTGATCTGCTCCTCGATCTTTGGAGAGAGTTGGTCCATCTGGTAGCCGCGCGCCTTGAGCGCAGCGTTGAGTCGGATGGTCTGCTTCTCATCCTCCGCTGCGGCCATTACCGCGTTGGCTGCGAAGGCTACGAGTGCTGCACCGGCTGCGAGCGCCGCTGCGCCGATTGCCTTGAATGCCGTGCCAGCCATCCCTCGCAGTCGGCCCATCGCCTTGCCGACGTTGCCGAGCGGCTTGGTCGCAGCATCCTTTGCCGCGATGACGAAGTTCGCTGAACGATCAGATCCGAATGCCATTGCTCACCTTCTCTTGAACTTCAAGATGGTGGCGCGGAATGCGCCGTTGTTGAAGAATGATTCTACCGTCTTCGCCATCGCTTCTATCGCGGTCTTCTGGTGCGCCTCGTTCTTTGAGACACGCGTGACGAATGGGTTGGCTGGAACTGCCTTGACTGCCTTCGGTCCGTTCTTAGTCTGGCGAACGCCGCTAATCCCAGAAGTTACGAACCAGCGATACCACGCTCCACCACTACCACCGTCCCTGCTGCGTCCAGCCCTCGGACCGACCACCGCAGCCGGTGTGTTGAAGCGCGCGCGGCGAGCAGTCACTGACTTGCGGAGTCTGCCTGGCGTCCTCGTGGTCTTGCCGACTGGAGCCTCGGCTCGCATCGGCTTGACCATCGTGCGCGCAGCGTTCAGCGTGGCGATGCTGAGCAGGCGCTTGTAGGCGCCTGGATTCGCGCCTTCAAGGAACCCGAGCTGCAATGCCTTGTAGTTCGAGTCCACGTTGAAGGAGATCGTCAGTCGGTCGAGCGAGTTAGCGGCCACGATGCTCCTTTGGCTGCAAGTCGGACATCAGAGCCAGTGTACGAGTGAAGTCTCCTGCGTCCCACTCCAGAACCTCGTGCGGTGGAATGTGGAACTTCTCACCGATCAGGTGCGCTGCGATCAGCGGGTGCGGCGTAAGAGTACGACCCGCCGCAAGCCGCTGGGCGTCGAGTCTTATCGAGGGGGGAGTGCTGCTACCGCATCGCTCCACTTCGTGATCGCGTCGCTCAGTGCGTCCATCGGTGCGTCAAGCACGTCTGTCGCCGGTACGCCATCGTCTGTCAGGAAGTTGTGCTTGATCACGAGTTTCTGAAGTGCGTTCAGCGCGCGCTCGGCGCTGCCGCTTTGCAGCTCAATGAAGACGCGAGCAGGAACGCCCTCTGCCTTCATCGTTGCTGTCCATCCCTCAAAGGGTGCGGCAAGGGTCACTTCAACGGTGCGGAACTGTGGCTTGCTCTGGCTCATCTACCCTCCTCCTCTGCTACTAGGTTGAACTTACGGCAACGCCGCCAAGTCGCTGTTCACCAAGATGCGAAGGCTCTTCGCGCTCACCGTGTCGTACACCAGCGTGCCGGTCACGGCCATCGTGGTCAGACCGTCTTCGGCGCCAGCCATCTGCTGAACTTCCGTTGGGACGATCATCGCCATAATGTGCGCCGAGTAGGTGCCGTTGCTCCACGACAGGCGCACGCCCTTCGGCGTCGCTGCGCGGTAGGCGTCGTACCAGGTGCTTACGGCTGAAGCGGTCGAGGAGACCGTCATCGTGAGCGTGCCGCTAAATGGGTTGCTCTCCGCGTGTGTGCTGAAGGTGGTCGTGCCTGCAAGGTACGACTGGCGTGTGATGCCTGCGTTGAACTCCAGTGAGAAGTCGAGCAGGTACTCATACGCCGTGCCGTCAGCCGTGCCTGGGAAGGTGCTGCCGTGCTGGAATGCGTTCCAGAGGCGTCCTGCCATAAACGGTGACGTTGGTGTGCCTTCGGCGAGTGTCGCGCTGTTCTTCGCAACGTTCTGCGCGAAGAGGTTGGCGCTGAGATTCGTGAGTCCGTTGCGGTCTGCCGCAATCGTGATTGACTCAGCGAGGCAGTAGTTCGCAACGTACTGCTGCTGTCCGTCGGTGGCGACCAGAGAATAGGAGGTCGGCGAGTTCGCCGCCGTCATTGAGTAGTCGTAGTCCCACTCGTATGGCGCAGCGGTGCCGCTCACAGTATCTGTGCGCGTCATTGAGAGCCAGAGTGGAAGTTCGCCGACGCTCACCGCAGGAACGGTGGCGCTGAGGGTTGGCTCAATGGAGACGATCGTGCCGGTGGAGCCGATGAGCGGGTTGCGAAGTGCAACAGATCGCTCGGCGCCAAGTTCAATGGTGACGCCATCGCTGATCACGCCAGTTGGGGTGACAAGCAGCTTGCGGCCGCCGCTGGTCAGCGTTGGGATAGTTCCAGGCGTCGCCTCCTTGAAGGCAACCAACTTGCTGAACAGTACGTTCCCTGCGGATGCGGCTGGCATTAGTCGTTCTCCTTGTCTTCAGCCGCAGTCGCGGCACGCTTGGCGATTCCTGCTGCGATCCAAGCCTCTGCCTGAACCGCTGGTGCGCTGATGATACTACCGTCCGACGGCAGACCAGCCACGAACTCTCCCTGTGGGATTGAGCCTGGCACGAACTGCACGCTGATGTGGCTGATGACTGGGTAGCTCAGAGGCTTCTTGAGATTAGGCACTGGTTGCGATTGCCTCCACGCTTGCGATCTCAACGGTCGCGGTGATTGTCAGGTAGTCCTGATCTGCCCAAGTGTCGGTGCCGATGTTCGTGGAGGTCACGCTCGCCTGAGCCACGGCGTCTGTGCCATCGAGCGTCACGCCGTCAATGAGGCTGTCGCGCAGCCACGTGCGCCACGTCATCAGGTCGGCGTACTTGCGCCCGAGGTCAGCCTGCGGCTGGATGTAGATGACCACGTTCAGCGTCAGGGTGATCTGCCGGTTGCTCGCGCCGTAGGCGATGGTGTCATCGCCTGGAATGATGACCGCCGCTGGGACCACCGCGAGATTGTCAGGTGGGAAGGAATGAACCGTGCGAAGGACGTAGCCAGTTGGTGGCGTCTGCGCCGTCAGGTGCGCGGCGAGTCCAGCGATGATCGTTCGGTCATTGAAGCTCATCGAGCCAGACCTTCACGTCGTCGGTATGCCTCCAGCAATACTTGCGACTCAGGATGCAGCGCACGCGCTTGACGAAGGATGCCGCCGAGGTCCTGTGATCCGATCACGCCGAACGGCGAGGTGCGGCTTGACCAGACTGCACCGGCTTGGATGATTGCGGCTTGCTTGACGGCGCTTGGCACAGACGGCCATCCGAAGACGCCGACCACCTTGACGCCGCGATAGACGTTGCGTGGAAAGTTGCGCGGCCAGGTCACCGAGACGTCAATCTCGTTGTACGGCCAGCCGTCTAGTGCTGCGTTGCCTGGCGCGAGGTTGTAGTCGGTCCCAGCGGTCCACGTTGTCTCGTAGGTGCCGTTGGCATCGTCATCTGTCGTCAGCGTCGTGACGCTCACGAGGTCGTCAATCAGGACGTACTGGTAGTCGGTCGCGGTGTAGTAGCGCGTCTCGGTCGCGGTGCCGAATCCGTTCTTGCGGTCGGTGTATAGGTCAATCAGCGCGTCGGTTGCATCAAGCACCGACTGCAACGCGGTGTCATCGGTGACGTCGGCAGTGCCGATCCCGATTGCGCTCTTGAACTCTGCGAGTGTTGCGTATGACATCAGATGCCTCCGACTTGTAGGACGCTGACCACGGCGCCAGGATTGTCTGCGACAGCATACAACTGCACCCTCTCAGGGATGTGAATGGTGATGTGCGTGTTCTTGTGCAGCTCAAACCCGTTGGACGTGGTTACGTTGGCGCCGCCAATGAACACCGTCTGATTGCCGGATGCGGTGTCGTACAGGTGGAACTCAGAGCCAGTGACTAGGCCCTCGCCGAGAGGGGTCGCAGCCGTGCCGACCGTGACCTGCCTGCTGCTCAACTTCTGTTCGCTCACTCGCTTTCCCCATTCTCCCGCTCTCTGAGCGGGGTTCGCTTGATTGTGGCTGTATTCCCCCACCTTACGACGATGGCGCGCTCTACGAGGCTGGGATGTGCCTCTACGTTGATTCTAGGAGACCCCTTCGCAGCCAGTTTCTTGATCTTGTGCCAGATGTTCATTCTGCCCTCCTGCTAATGCGAACGGGGTGCCGAGCCGAAGCCCAGCACCCCGCCGCTCAACCTAGTCGCCTACTGATTAGGAAACGTTGGCTGACTTGTACGACTTGACCGCTGAAGCCTGTGAAAGCCCAGTGGCGCCGCGCACCTGAACCTTGTAGGAGATGAGGCCGAGGTTCCACGCGAACTCGCGGGAAACTTCAACCTGCACGCCGCCTACGAGGACGGTGTAGATCTGCCCGAGATCACCGAACAGGATTGCTCCTGCGGTGTCGTCCGTCAGGTCGATCAACGCTGCACTGTAGATCGGCGCTCCGAGGAGTCGATCTGGAGTGTTCGCATCGCCTGCGCGGAAGATTGGCTGTCCTGCCGTATCGACAAGACCCGTCACAACGCCGAGCGTCGTGTCGTTCATCAACCAACCAGCCTTTGGTGCGCGTCGGTACGCCTGGTTCACAGACGCCTTCAGCTTCGCAAGGTCGGTGTAGGTTGGGTTCACTGACGCCGTGCCGGTGCCAGTTGCGCCAACGGTGGCAACAGCCGCAACAGCGGTACCAGCAAAGGCCCCGTGTGCTACTGCTACTTCCGCCCCGCATTTGTCCGCGATCATCGCGCTCAAATCATAGGCTGCATCAGTTGCAAGTTCCTCTGTGATTTGAATGATGGTCGCGTACTTGACTGGAGTGAGGGACAGCGCGCTGAGCGTTCCGTCCGACTCGCCAATCGTGCCAGCCTCAGCAACCGATCCAGCCGTTCCAAGCGCCGTGACGCGTGGGAACTGAATGTTGTTGCCGGTGCTTGCGCGGATAACAGACACGATGCCTGGGTCTAGGAATGGGTTGAACTGTGCCGCAACTACGTTCACGCGGTCAGCGATGGTGACTGGGTTGCCCAGACCAGTGCTGCGTGTGACGTCGCGGTACTCGAACACCTGCACGCCGCCGTTGCGGGCGAGTGCGCGGAGTTCGTCGTTCGAGCCTTCGGACTTCTCAACCTTCGGAGCGATTGCCGTGGCGTACTCGGCGCGAACTGCATCAGCAGCGCTTCGTGCTTCCGTGGCTTCCTTCTCTGATCGGATTGCGGCCGCAACCGTTGCAGCCTCCGAAGTAAGTTTCTCAAAGCGAGCCTGTGACTCGCCCTCAAGCGCTTCGCCCTTCTCGGCAAGGTCGGTCACAATGGACTGAGCCTCGGTCAGAAGGTTGGCACGCTTCTCGTGCAACTTCTTGATGTCTGACATTTCTGTCTCCTTTGTTTGATTGGTTTCCACAATGTTGCGGCTCGCCTAGCGGGATGACCTGATCGCGGGCTTGCGTACTAGCGCAGCGGGGCGGGGTCTCGTGGCTTCTAGAGCGTTT